TATTGTTATCTTATCTAACTTACTCATTAATTTCATTCGGAATATTCTCAATAATTCACTAGTGACTTTTGATTGTTTGGAGACTCCTAACATTTCTATTGTTATTGGACTTCCATTAGTTTGAGCGACAAAATCTTTTGTTTCTCTATATGTTGGTGAAAATAAAATACTTGCAATTTTTTCACCATATTCTTTTGTATTGTTTTTTACTGCGGTTTGGTAACCATTTAAATAATCTTGAGTGTTTTTAAATACATTATCTATAAGAGTATCATATGATAATTTCTTATCTATTGGTGTACCAATATAGATTCCTCTAGTAACATTATTTGGTGAATCAGGATTATTTTGTGGTACTTGTCCTGAAGAATTATTTTGAGGTGGGATTGCAAACTTTTCCAACTCTTCTTTATTAAATGCTCTTCTATCTTCGGTTGCGGTTGCTCTGTAATCGTAAATTTCAGTATTTGCATAAAAGTTAGATGAAAGAGCATTCTGTAATCTTTCAACAGGTTTTTCTAATCCGTGACCACCGATAAAACTAACTTGTAATGTAACATCCGCTATCATTGGTTGTATACCAATACCTTCAGGGTTTAAATCCCAAGGGGAGTTATCAAATTGTATGTTAACATCTCTAATTGCTATTTTTGAGTGATAAAAATCACCAATTCTTAAGACGCAAATTGGTGGTGGGCCGAAAGTAGTATTTCTTGCAGCTAAATCGGATTCGTCACTAATACCTTTTATCGGTACGGTATCTCCCGGTCTAACACACTGATTTAAGAAAGTAAGTCTTGCATTCAATCCCTCGGGTGTTGTGGAATGAAATGCGGGATGGAAATACTTTAATTTTTCTTTTAAAGAACCGAATGCAACAGGTGAAGTCTCTTCAAATTTTTTGAAGTAGTAACATTCCCCTAATGTCTTCATCACGATTCTTTTTAATTCGTCAATTGGTGGAGGTGGAATTTTTCCACCTTCCTTATATGGTATAATATTAACTTTAGGAATTTCAGGAATTACTCCAGGAACTACAGGTGTAGGTGTTGGTTCTGGTGGTGTCTCTGGTAATGTTTTATATTTAATTGCAACACTAGCTTCTCTACACCAAAATGTTACAGGTGCTGTTCGTTGTAATTTTTTATTACTCTTTATTTCTAAATTATGACAGTTAACATTTTTATTCTCTGCCGTTTGTGCCGAAAATTGTTCCCCTTTATTAGAGACACCGATAAATTTTACTTGACCAGGAATATCATAACCTAATTTCTTAAAATCAATGGGGTCATATTTTACATCAAGTTTTTTGTCAGTTGATTGTGGGTTCACACCTTTCCAATCTATTTTTATTTGTTCGGTTACGGTTTCGTTTTTGATACCTTCTAAAACCTCCTTCATCAAACTAGCACTTCTTCTAAATGAAAGTTTTAAATTATAATTTTCGTCAGCAACAAATGATGTTGACGAGAATACCGCCACTTCAACTTCTTGAATTTTTTTCTCTTTAATTAATTTTTTTAACTCCGTTAAAAATGTTTTTAATTCATTATAGTTTTTTTCTAATGTCTCAAAACCTTTATCTATTTCCGTAATTGTTCTTCCGGTTAATTCTGTAATTTTAGCGGTGTCAGGAAAAGTTGTAATTTCTTCACCATACAAAATCTTGTAATCGTTTTTACTCTTTGGACCCCAAGCGTGTGACGTATTAAATAAACCATCACTATCTTTAATCAATCCGTCTGTTAGTTCTTTAATGTATGCATTTTTAATATATGCCTTATATTCATCTGAAAATTTTAAACCATCTAATTCGTTATTATTCAATATTTTTGGGTAATCGTTTTTAAAATATAAAATAAACTTCTTTCCGATTGGTTCGGATGTTGTATTAGTTGTGTTTCCTGATACTGTGGATGTTGAAGGTATATCGGGTTTGTTTGGTTCTTTAACCGGGTCAATCTGAGTTCTTAATCTTTCGATTGTTGGTCTATCTCCTGAATAATTTAAATAATTCTGAATTTTTTCAATATCACTTTGTTCAAGTGTTGTATATTTTCTAATTAAATCGTAAAAATCTAAATCCTCACATCCCGCAAAAAATGCGTTAATATAATTGTCAGCTTCATCATCTGACATATTTTTAAAATGTTCTCTAACTAATAAGTTTAGAATACTTGGGTGGTCAACAACAATTTTAAATGATATTGTTCCCGCTCTTGATGTATTTTGATATGTGTAAATCGGTTCTGGTCTTCCTAAGAAACTATTTTCCTCCCACTTAGCACTATTTTGTTCCGATACCTTTAAATCATATGGTGGAAACCACATAACACGACCTCCGTTAGGTCCTCTTTCACAATACGGTAAATCGTTATAAGTATAACCCGGTACATTCGATGCTTTCCACGCTAAGTTCTCAATAGAAAACATATATTTCTTTGCGTAAAATCCACCATTACCTTTAACAATATTTGTCGATTGGTCAAATGATGATTTACCATCAGAATTTGGATATATGTTTAAATTATATGGGGTGGTCATTACACTTGAATCGAACTTTCGTATTAAACCTGTTCTTTTCATTGTGTCAGAATAATTTAGATGTGACCTATCTTTTGTCCATACTCTACAATATTCTACACCCGTTTCATCTCCACTAAACTTATCTACGTATTTTACATTAGAACCTCTCGACATAGATTTTCCCCCATCTCTAAAGATTCTACTTGTTTGGTCGATGACGTTTGCAACGTGAGAATGTTGTTCTAATCCGTTTGTAGGTAAGGTGTCTAATATTTCTTGTGTTATACCTAATATTGAATCGTCTCTAAATCTAAATCTATATGATGCCGAATCAGTATATTGTGTTTCTTCAGAGGCAAATTCTTTATTGTATAATCCTATTTTATTTTGTGATTTTCTACTAATCCAAGTTAACTTTCCACCAATTGGTCCTCCTTCTGTAATGTTTTTTGATTGGTGAAGAAGACCCGCAGCAACAGAATCAAACATTGAACTTAGGTAAAATGAACTTCTAACGGGTCTATCGTTAAAATCATTCATCGCATATTTTACATCATTACCCCTATCATCTCCGATATAAGACACCGCTCTTGGAGCTTCTAATCCTAAAAGTGACTTTGCACCTGACGCAATTTTATCAGCAAAATTGAATAGTTTGGATGAATTCTGTGACCTTGCACTTGTGGTGTAATTTGGTCCATATTTTGAATATGAGATTAAATCATATAATCTTTGTCTTTGACCCTCTCCCATATATTCAATCAATAAGTCTGAAGGTTTTCTTGACAACTTAGGTCTTCTTTGAATACCTAACAATGAACCAATTGCACCAGTAACATCTTGATATATTGCTTGTAATTCGTTTTTTGCTTGTGGTCTTACATTAATTGGATTTCTTGGGTTTGATAGGTAGTCACCGGGTATTTCAGAAAATGGAAATTCAACTCCCGCTACTGTTTGTAAAAAATCAATACCCTTACCCGCTAATGTCTTTGCAACGGTGATTTTATTATTGAATTCAACTAAAGGTTCTCTACCTGTAAGAATATTAATTGCAGTTGCGGTATTACCATTTAGTGCGTCTGATAATCTTGCTCTACCTACCGTAGATGCATATAAATTTTGTTGTATTCTTGCAAATACAGGTCCTTGTGGATTTTTTCTAATATTGTTAGCTGCAAACTTAAAAAGTTCGGATTCATTATCATAATTGTCAGTGGACATTATTCCAATGATATTATGATTTAAATTACCTGTAAAATATGGGTATAATTGTAAATTAATTCTTCTTGGTAATGTGTCAATAACATCTGTTATTGTATATTCTAATGGTTTAAAAATATTACCATTTTGTGTTTGGGATAACTGGTTGTCTCTGTCGTTTTCGACTGTACCAGAGTCAATAACAGCATAGTCTGATGTCTTTTGTACATCGTATCCACTCGCATTAAATGTTTGGGGACCATTAGGAGTAGATATGTTTTTTCCTAATATGTAATCCCTAAAATTTTTAGTCGAGTTGAAATCTAAGTAACTTGGCATTATTAACGTTTCCTATAAATAGGTTTTATCTTATTTTTTTATTATTTTGGTAATGAAGTATAACTAAATTCAGAGAAAAATTTATCTACAACTGACGGGTCGTTTAGTACCGCTCTCCTTACTGAATCTCCATCTACATTCGATTTGATATTCATATCAATTTGAGTTTTTTGTTGTGTTTGTTGTTGTGACTGAGCTTTAGCTTTTTCTGCATCTGCTTTTGCTTTCTCGGCCTCCGCTACCGGTACTGATTTTTGTTCAGTCGGTTTAGCTGCCGCCTTTTCTCTTGCATCTGCATTCGTTAATGTTCTAATACCATCGTTTACTGCGGTTGATACTACTTCAATACCTGAAGCCGCGGCATTGGCCATTTTTGCGGATTCTTTCGCAGCTGCTGCTGGGTCAAATCCTAATTGTTTTATTAAATTTTCACCTGTTTGTCCTGCTCTAATTCTGGCAAGTGCGGCTAAAAAGTTTACATCTCTATTAATATTTTCAACTAAACTTACTTGTTTTTTTGCAATATCTTCGGTTGACATTTCTTGAAACTCTTCTCTGAATTCTAATAGTTTTTTAGATTGTTCAGCTGTCATATCTTGTAATGCAACAGATGTTGCACCCGCAAATTCTTTTTGTAAACTTTTCGGAATTTCAATAGACATCTTGCCGTCTTTCATTTGTGCAAGATTTGTTAAAAACTCCTTATCTTCTTCATTTTTAAATGTTAAACCATTCGCCATCATATCAGCGGCCGCAGATGTTCTCTGTGCTGCGTTCACTGCAATTTTTGTAAGTTCATTATAGTCTACACCTAATTCTTTAGCTAAAGCTCGTGCTCTTCTTAAGTTTGCACCCGATACTTCAAATCTACCTTGTTCTGAATTGTATGTTGCTAAACTTTCAGCAGCACCAATTAATGAATTTTGTAAGTCTTCAACATTATTTGTTGCATCATACATCATTTTTATAGGGTCACTAAATGTTCCAAATGCTCCACCAATTGCTTGTAATCCGGCAGCCATTGATAGAGCACCTTCTGGGTCCATAACTTTTTCTGCGATTGTGAATACACTTTGCATATTCATTCTAAGAGATACTGATTTTTGAACCATTTGATTTAAACCATCAATTCCCTTGTTAAATCCATATTCGTTTAACTTACCAATATTTGCAACTAAATCTTTTGATGTCGCTTTTGCGTTTAAACCTAATTCTAACGATGCTTTTCCCGCCTTTTGTATTGTTAACATTGCATCCCTAGCTCCGACTGAAACGTCTTGAAACGCGTTCGCTGCTCGACCACCTTCTTCCATAGAGTCAAAATAAACTCTACTTGTCATTGCGACATCGGTCATAGTTTCTTCATTAAGAAGTCTAAATCTTCCTAACTCCGCGGTCATACTTGATATTGCTGAGGAAATATCTTCAAATGAATAACCCAATCTTACCGCCGCGGGATATGCTTCGGTAATTGAACTTCTAAGACTTTCGGATAATTCTCCTGTTAGTCCTGTTTCAGTATTGATTTTGGCTTGAAGTTGTGATTGTTGTTTAAGTTGTAGAACAATACCATCACCAATTCCAGATTTAATACTGTCTATAATCTCTGAAAATGATTTTAATTTTCCGGTATTAGTATCGATTACAGTACCCAAAACACCTTCAAGCCCTATTCGTTCTCCTGTGTCGAAACCTCTATTTGATTGGTCGACACCCATTCCTTTCATACCCGCAACTATTCCACCTACAATACCTCCTCCTGTACTAGTTGTTTTTGTTGTAGTTGTACCCGCACTTGGGGCGGTTGATTGGTATCCTGCGAACGCACTTTTCATCTGTTCCATAACGTTTTTATCGTTAAGGTCCAATGTTTTACCTCCATTCGCTTTTGAAAATGATTTTTGGTATTCAATTTGGAATGAGGCCCAATCTAAGTTACTTGGGAATTTACTATAATCAACCATATTCGCCATACCTATAAATAGATTAATTCGGACTTTCTATTTCCATTATGTAATTGATATAATATCTTCTTACATAAACAGGCATAGTTAATATGTCATTGTATGAAAAACCTCTTCTGACGAGATAGAGAATCTCATCGAGCATTCCTTTCCTATATTCCGTAGAAAGGGCGAAAAAATTCTACCCCAAACCCAATTTCAACTTGGATTTCTTCTCCTGAAGGGGTCATAATTTTTTGTGTTAAGTCTAATGCCGGTTTATTTTCAGAAATGTACTTTCTAAAATCTTGAGAATCTTTGATTGGTAACCTTTCAATGAAATTTCTTATATTCATAGGGTCTTTGTTACCTGCAACCGATTTAATCATAAATTCAAGTTGTTTTGTTATAATTGGCGCAACACCATTTCCATTCCAACTATCCCTTATTTTATCGATTTCTAATTCATTTTTCTTAGTTAAAAATTTGAAGGTGATATCAACATTAGATTTTTTCATTAGATACTTGTATTCACCATTACTGTCGGGTTCTAATTTAAAATCTTTGATTTTAAGTGTCGATAAATCCGCCATAAAAGTAAATTCCTTATCTGTTTTTGGGTCTGTTACAATCATTTTATATTCAGAACCAAATGCTGTATTTCTTAAAAAAATTAATACCGCTTGTCTATCCTCCTCGACCATATCATCAACATCAAAATCCTTATCTAAGATTTTTCTTTTCAATAATTCAGTAACCAAAGAATTTGTTTGAATTAAATTTGGTGAGGCTAAAATATTTTCATCTGCCGCTGTTAAATAAGCAATTCTTAATGATTTTTTTTGTGTTGAGTAGTAAATACCTTTACTTGGTAACTCCACAACGTCGTACGCAATAGTTGGGTCAATTCTTAATTCTTCCATAGTATTAATATTATACAATAACTACAATAAAGTAAAGTTTAGGCAAAAAATAAAGGAGCCGAAATCGACCCCTTTAAGACAGATTATATGTTTATTTGGAATATTAGTATACAAGGATACATCTATCCATTCTCATCGTTGCAGTGATATCAGCTAACGCATCTTGGCTATAGTCTAATGTACCAAAATCCAAACCTGATAAGAATGTACCTTGAAGAATCCATTTTTCAACCACAACTCCTGTTGGGTCTAACATTTCAAGTTCAATATCTTTTTTATAACCAGCTGCATATCCCATACGACCTGTTACTGATTCCGCGTGTAAACGGAACCACTCCATTAATGCTTGAGCTGCTGATGGACCAATTGGGTCTTTAAATTTAACTGTAATAGATTCCCATTTGAATCTACCCGCAACGTATGTTGATGTATTTAAAAACGGAATTTCTGTTTCAGCAATCGTAGCCTTAGGTCTAGACGCTGATGTTACGTACCATTCATTGATACCCAATGATG